CACAAAAGACCCTTGGTCCATTTAAAGAAGACGGACCATTTCGTCATCGGCTTGCGGAGGAACCCTCTACGTGGTTCTTTTCCGTAAGTAGCTGGCAGAACAAGAGTGAATAGGGTGCAGTTAATCGCACGCTTTATCACAAAATCTTGTCTATCAGCTTGCCCGATGCTGCGGAGGGCTATTAGGTGTCGACCAATCGTATCTTTACAGATCGTTTTCGGTCTAACCTGCACGGTTTTTATGCGTGCACCCTCGAACCAAGCTTGTGCTACAGGGCGTGTCCTGGCCTCGGAAATGTCGGAGATTATCCCGACATCACCAAAGTCCGGGGGGACCCTACAGTTTCGCCAGGGGGCAGGCGTCTTCCGTACCAGTTCGGCATGTGCCGGCTGGAAACGGTTGTCGCAAGACTCCCCAAAATTGCGCATATATGAATACATACGCAGTTTATTGGCTAACTGAAGAGAGTAGGGGATCAAATCCCTACTGCCTTTAGCATAGACTGGACGTACGTTGGTACCTTCGTACCAATCCGTACCGCAGGACTCGAAGAACCTTCCTGCCAGGAAGGACTTCGAACCGTTAACCTTGAAGCCGAAATACTCCAAGATCCCGATCAACGCCTGTGAATATCTCTGGGGACAAATTATATCGTCACCAAAAACAGAGCACAGATGACGTTCTTTAATGGGCACTATGGCACGCACGCAAGACCAGAAGAGCAAGCTCTCCAGCTCAAACGTGTAGCCGTTACCCATTGAACTGAATTTCTCCAATTCAACGTCAATACCCTTAACCCTGGTGAAATTACTACGCGCAATGCATAGCAATTCAAACCATCGGGGGGGTAGCAACTCACGTACGACTGCATAGGACACCGTGTCCGACGCAGCCTCAAGGTCAATTGTCGCGAGATCTTCGCGAAACGCCCTTGAAGACAGGTTTCTATTCCTGTCCTGTGAGTTTAGATCAAGCCCACTGATACTCAATCGCCGACGAAGGGCCGCGCCAATACCTGTCTGAACAAAGTTGTTCAGCATCGGTTCAACGCAGATTCCTCTGTCTTTGCGAGCATCCTTGGGAACGGTTGTGAATCTGTTACCCAATACCACCTGCGGACGGTCCTGGTGTTTCCACCAGAGATCGCCTAGTATGGCTTTATAAAAGGGTATTAGATTCCGGGTCAGAGTAATGTCGTTATCGAATTTATCCGATGACACCATCCCTGTCCCTCTCACTCCGACGTTCGCACCTGGACCAAAGCCAAAGCTTCTTTCAACGAAGCCGAGGTCGGCATCCGTCAACGGTCCAAGAATCGTAGCAACTTCACGCCTCACGGCGAGAAAGTGCTCATGGTGGTTTTTAACGCCTCCCTGAGCAAATCTACGATTTGTGAGTCGACATTTTTCCTCATTTACGAAGAAAGATGCCGTAGCGACTGCAGTTTTATCAACTGCTAAGGGCAAGTTCGGACTTTTCCGCAGGAATTCACTCACTAGGTAGTCGTCGGCGAAATTGCTGACGGTCCTAGGGATTGAGTGGTCCCACGGTAGGTCCAGATACTGCTCCCACTCACCGTTTCCTATAAGTAGGGCGACGGCGAGAGATCGCGGCGAGTTAATCGCCTCACATAGCGAAAATAGAGTGGCACACTCCAGATTTAAGTCTGGAAGTAATGGGCTACTAAATATGTCCATTAGCTGTCTCCTGGTTCTAATACTAGTTGTTACCCTATGAAAGGGTCAACTGGCTGATCCACTGGCTTAGGTGTTTCGGGCTGCCCACTACCATTCTCATGGTTGTGGATCTCCGCCTCCCCACTCGCTGCGTATTGTAGTCCGGAACAACCGGAAACTACCGCAGAGAAAAGGATGACGGATAGCACTAGCACCGCGGCCAAATAGATGCCCATAGGGCCTCGCAATGAGGTTACCACGGGGGATCAAGATCAGACACGGCAGACACGACCTGAGCGTTCGCCAGTGCGTTTTGCGCATAGGCTAGCAAATCAGCTCGTGCTGTAGCCGTAGTATTCTCAGACATTATAAAAATGCCCTGGAACCTATCGACGTGTGCGACTTCTACAAGACCGTCTACCGTCTGTTCGACGGGTACGGCCAACGTAAGAGTAACACGATGGGTGGGCCGCGAAGCCGACGCATCAGAGAGAGACAGACCGAGAACCATTTGACCGGCTCCCGTGTCAGATTCGGTGTTTTTGTAAATCATAACACCGTTCTTGTCTCCCCTGGGGTCGAAATCGTGACTCGTGGGGGTGCTATCGGAGATAGCGATTGTTGATGCCACTGGCATAACAAGCTCCTTGATGAGGCAAAATGCCCTCATGGTTATGGGTTTATACCCGTAAAGCTAAAGCCGTCTGGCCCTAGCACGACGACCCTGTATCAGCAACCACAACAACGCCACCCCTTCAAGGGCGGAATTGCATGATGTACTGGGGTCCCACCGAAGTGGTTGTAACGCAAATGGAATTGTGGTGTGAACCACACGAGAGTGCTCTTTATACCGTTGTTTATACGGTTCGATCACCTCGTAACCCGGATTAGGCGCAATGCCGTTCCGAGTAAACTCCGCTTTAGACGTTACGGTCCCAATAGTCCAAGTCACGTTTTTCAACGCGTCGAGGCTCGACAGAGTTTCCCCAATGGGGAGCATCCAGTCGATTACAAATGAGAAAGGGATCAACTCCCAAGCCCATTCTATGGGATTGCCGACGATTATCTCAGCCCGTTCTGGGTCAAGAAGCAAATGAAAATTTGCCTTATCTGTTCGGCGCCAATGTGCAAATGTGCCATAAGTATACACGTAATTGGAAGAAATTCCTTTGACGTAGATCTTACGGTAAATGGGCAACCCTAAACGGGCGCTCAACACATCAATTGAGGAAAACACGTCATTCATCAGGGGTTTAATCCCGAAGTTGGCTTGCAAGAACGCCGCCGGCAAAGACATCACATTTACGTGACGCCTCAACCGCCATGGCATTCTACTGATCCTCTCCCTGCCCCGCCGCGTCATACGACGCTGTAGGCTATCAGAGATACGACCAGTCCTCAACGTCCGATACACGTCGTGTAGAATCTGAACTGTGTCCCGAAACATGCGGACACTTTCGCGGTACTCCACCAAGGAGCTACCAAGATTCACCACTTCGCTAGCGATCTTGGATCTTGCTTTGAGTTGCCAGTTTGTTTCGTCTGGCGCCCCTGCAATACCCAAGTAAGACCACCTGTACTCTTGAATTTGAGTTTGGGTGGCCCATCGCTTCGGATTGTACAACCTTTTAGCAGTCGGACCTGTCACTTTTCGCTCCAGTTGAGGCCAACACTTGTTAGTGTATTGCTTCGTCTGAGGCGTGACATTGGTCATCAACTCCCAAGGGGTCGTTGGCTTAGTTCGATGTTCCATTTCATTCGACACTTGGTGGGAAGTGAAATGGGGCCTCTGAATGTCCGCAGCATGATTATCCGGTTGAATACCCAAAGGGTCGTCATACAGGAAGTCATTCGAGTGGACAGTGGAGTAATAATTTGTCTCCACATCAGTGGTTGCCATATTGCGCTCCCATAAGTGTTATAAGGGGCTAACGCCCCGATTGATTCGAAATGAATCATCTTGATGCGCCCGG